AATGATAATCACGACAGGTCTCAGCAGGTAGCTGCGGCCGTTGCGGTTAGCACGGGTCATGTTCCCCGGAAGGGCGTCATAAGTGACGCTCTACCGTTCACTTCCTCGCTTGGAGGTAGCGTGGGCTTCGACCCTAGCATTGCCGCTAAGTGGGGTGGTGGAGTCCACCGGCGGTCGGTGCGAGGATTCCAGGCTTTATGGCTTGGGATCGTAGCACTGATCACCAGTGGTCGAGTTGATGGTTCAGAGAAGGCCCTTAGGGTTTGGGCTGCCAAGGTGTTCCGATGGGTTCACCGAAGCAACGCAAACCCCGAGGGCGTGCTAACCAATCTCAAAACGTTCCTATCGGACTGTCGAGAGGTTTGGCTGGCACTTCCCAAAGACCATCAGTTCAACTGGGAGGAGCAAAGACACTTTCTCGGGCTCTGGCTGACTAACATAGTTCGGGCCTATGGACGGATGGAAGACATTCCATTTATCCTAGCTCAACTTAGTATGTCAAAGAGAGCTTTGCCCCTGCCATCTGCTAGAGTTCGTGTTGACTCTTTGCTTAAGCATCGAGCTGACATGACCTCTAGACATGTGACTTCGCCAGCCGTCTTGGAAGAGATTCGGGGCTTTGGAGCCCGTTTCTCGAAAAGGCTAGCTGACTACATCACTGTCCCACCCAACCTCGACGTCAATCTCAGCACTTCAGCGTGCTGGGAGAAGACGAGAAGGGAAGGTGGCCAGATGGCTTGGGCCCGAGAAACTCTATATTCCGAGATGGAGTTCCCCGATGCGGACCGACCTGAAGGTGTTCTCCTTCAGGAGCACTCGGACTGTATCGCGGGACTCCGCCTTATCCATGCTTCCATGGACTTCACTTCACGTGATGACTTCACACTCCACTCCAAGGTGGAGGTCGTGGAAGAACGCGGAATGAAGGCCAGGATAGTGACTAAGTCTCAGGCGAGTGTCCTTGTACTAGGACACCTCGCGAGGCAGCGTCTCATTCGTGGGCTCAGGAGAGCCCCTGAATGCGCTGGCATCCTTGAAGGACTCAGCGGGGAGGAGCTACTAGCTCCTCTCGGAGGCTGCTCAGGGCAGGTGATCTCCAGCGACCTAAGGGCCGCCAGTGATCTCATACCCCATGACTTGGCCACTGCTCTGGTTGACGGGCTCTTGTCTACTGGCAAGTTCTCCGACGCCGAAGAGCGTGGATTGCGGCTCTGTATCTCCCCTCATCAGCTGACCTATGAGAACGATGACCTGGAGGTCACCCAGACTCGCGGTCTGCTAAT